TAACCAGCCCAGTGCTCACATTAAAGCTAGAGCTCTGGCCGACCTTGACAGTCGCAGTCTTGCCACTCATCGTAGCGCCCTTACCGGGCTGGACCTTCTGGCCCTGCACGCCGGCAGCTTCGCCTACGACATTCTCGAGGGGATTGCCTCCGAGACGGCCTGGCCCTTTGTCTTTCTTATAAGGGTTTCTCATGACGACAGCCCCTTATAACCGGAGGCCATGCCGAGACCGGCGCTAATGCCGCCGAAGATACCCTGAGTAATCGCACCGGACGAGCTAGGCTTAATGCCTATGTTACCGGGAATGAACGCAGCCGACTGGTCCGCGTCAATGCCACGGCTCTGCTGGTTCATCTGGTTCTCGAAGTTCTGTACGATAGCAGCTTCCTGCTCGTAGTTCTTCATACTAATTTGATAGTTCCTATCTCGCTCGGCCTGGAGGGCCTGACGTGAGAGGAGCTTAGCGGTGCCGCCTGAGGCGCCGCCCTGCTTGCCAATGATCTGCGAGGTCAGTGCAGCCTGAGCCGAACGGCTCTGCTGGTAGACCTGTTCACGAGCATCGGCTGTCATCTTCTGGTTTTGCCACTGAGCGTAAAACCTATTCGACAGAGCGGCGTCGTAGACCTTCTGATCCTGGATTCGCTTGTTGACGTTAGACTGAGCAATAGCTTCAGTCTGTCGGTCGTTGGCAAGCTGACCAAGGAAGTTGTTCTGCATGGTCTGATGCTTCTGCTGAAGGTACTGCGCTTCTTGCTGCTTCGCCTTCTGCATCCCGCCCATGATACCGCCAGCAACGCCGACGGCGGCCATTCCGGCCATCATAATACCCATAGTCAATACCTCATGTAATTGATTATTTCGTCGATTCTCTCATCCAGATCCTCAGTACGGACCCGGAGATGTGGAATTGATAAATATAGATTGAGAGCTTCAGCTGACCTGTCGCGGAAATCCTCCGCCGACCAGGTGATACCGAGGGTATCCAACAGCGCTCGTTCTCGAACCATCTGCTTCTCAATAGAGGCAATCTGGCTGTCTCTGTCTCGTTCAAGTACTACCATCTTCTCAACGTCGGCAAAGCGTGCGGACATAGGCCACACCTTTACGATGACGTCTTCGAGGGACCGGTAGTCCTGAAAATGAGTCTCATAGTATCCTTGGGGGTTACCCTCCGCTGGCATCTTCTCGTCAATCGAGGGATCCCAGTGAACAGGCAGTCCCGCCTCGTGCATCATCCTCATAGTAAAGGATGTACCGGAGCGGGGTCCAACTCCCATCACGGCCCGGATCATCGTCCGAACCTCCGTTGCAACTTAGTGAGCGGAGACTCGGCAGGCTGCGACACGTTCTTATACTTGTCGTGAGCCAACCGAACAGCGCCCGAAGCTGCGTCGCCTAGCAGCCAGATGCCGCGTTGCGAATCGTTCTTCATCATCTGCCAGGACTCGTCCAGCCTGCGTTGCTTGGCAGCTTCCACTGCCTTGTCAACGTCCACGCCGAGCGACTCCTCGAAGTACTGAACCGTAGCGGCCAGTGCATCAATTCTATCGTCATGCGACAGGGCCCCGCGCTCTCGGTAGAGGCGAGTCATCTGACGCTGGGTCTCCTCCTGCTTGATAGAGCGGGGAGACATGACCAGGCGGTGGGCACCCATGACGGGCTCCATCGCGGCGAGGATACGTTCCTCCTTCTGGCCGAACACAGTGTAACCTTCGATACCAACCGGGCGGGGACACATTTCCCCGATGACCGGCCGGAGCAGGTTACCGAACATACCGTCACCGAAGTTCTCTTCGTAGCGGATCAGGTTGAGGTTAGGGTACTCGTTGACCACCTTAGCGATCTTCTTCAGGAAGGGAAGCTCATAGCCGCCCTCGTACCCAATACATTCATGAATAAAAATATAGCCGTTACCAGCTGAGGCCACCACCACAGCCGTCTCATCGCGACCACGACCTGAGGGGTCAATCGTCATGATGGTCTGCTGGTAGTTCTTGTACTCGTTGCTGATGTACATAGGCTCGGTAATGAAGTCGCCCTGCAGGCCGTAGGAGGTATACTCCTTGGTAGGCTTGCTAGACCACACGATCTTCTCAGGGTGCACGTCCTTGTCTAGATCCATCACGATCAGATCGGCCAGCCGCAGCGGGAACTTGTCCGCATCGGCGAGGCTGGTGTCAAGGTTATAGTGCAGAGAGTAGAGCGTAGGACCGACCTTAAGAAGTCGGCTCTGGAGCAGCTCGTCGTCGAAACGCTCGGGCTGCGTCGCCTTCCCAATACCCAGGCCTTCAGCTTGGAGCTCGTAGATGAACTCGTCGCAGTCCTGGATCTGTCCGAAGATGTCCGGGTCGGGCATCACGGCAGGGAACTTATGGCAAACGTAGGCTTCTCGCATCTTCTTATAGATAGACTCGGAGCTCTGGGGAGTACCCAGGATCCGGATGCCACCACCCACGTTTCGGATCTGTTCAATTTCCCACACCTTCTGCAGGAGTTTCTCTCGGGCCTCAGCCGTGTTGGCGTTGCCCTCGATCTCCACGTCATCCATGATGACCCAGTCGGCGTGACTACCCGTAATCTGACCGGAGATACCTCGTGCGAACACAGAGGCATCCTGCCCGATGCGAGTACGCGCTTCAACATTAAAACCGAACGCCGAGTCCTTGGTGTTAGGCCCGGGGATCAGGTGTGCCAGCTGAGGCACCAGCGCAATCGTGTTGCGAGTCATTGAGATAAACTCAGTAGACTTGTTACCCGTGGCCGACAGAACCATGACTACCGTATTGGGGTCACGGAGCAGGAGCCACGTGGTGAAGATCGACGTGAGTACAGACTTACCCGCACCACGTCCGGCCTGAAGCTGGAAGGACTCGGGGCCGTACTGCAGCCGATAGGCCATGGCATATTGGAGCCGCGTAGGCTCGCCCATGCCAAGATACTTCATGGCGACGTACAGGAAGTTCCTGAAGTCCATCACCATGTCAGGGTCCACGTTAGAGGGGATCAGCTCAGGGTTAATCCTAAGCCAGGGCCGCTCTTCGTCGGGGACCAGGATTGATCGGTCGTACATATAATCTCCTTGTTAAAAGCGGGAGCCCCCGGTAGGAGGCCCTCGCTATTAGTTACCAAACTTAAACGGCATGTCAATCTTATCCGCAGCCGCTTCAATAGCGTCTACGTCTAAGTTATCAACAGCCGCTTGATTATCCGTAATAACTCCGCGCACAACCTGATACAAACCAGGCGTGCACTTCTCAGGGTCCTTAAGATCGTTCATCAACGTATCGATAAGCGTATCGTTCAGCTCCTGAATCTTATTCTTTCTTGCCATGCATAGCTTCCTTTTTAGCGGCCCTTGCTTCTGCCGGCCTCACGCGAGGCAGCTGCTTCGGGTTAGGAGTCTTCTTTTTTTGACTTCTCAAGTAGGGTGATCCTTGTTTCATGATGTTGAAGATGATTACGAATCTGGTGAATACTATTGCGATTAGTATCCGTCTCCTTTACCACGTTATCCAGCTTATTTTCAATAGTTGGAATCTTCCACACCCTCATGAGAACAAAACCAACCATACCTGTAATCAAGTACAGGAAATATTCAATCATCACTTCCTCTTGCATCGTCTACCTCCCTCTGGCGATCGAAGACCCGCCAAGATAGAAGCCAACAGCGGCCAGCAAAGCAGCACGCAGCTCAGGCAGTACAACGATACCAGTAAGACGATCCCATCCGCCCGTGAAGATTCCGAGGAAGTCCCAAGGGGCTCGCTCGGACTCGACGAAGGTGGGCATTCCAATGAGCCCACCGATGAAGGGGGCGATAGCCACGACCCAGAGGACCGTGAAGACGAGCACCCGACGGCCGACATGAGAACCACGCTTAGCAGCGCGATCAGCGGAATCGTCAGCCACAGCTTGCTTCTGCAGCAGCATCTCGGTAGTCTTCTGCTGGTTCTCAATGGACGTAGCCATAAAACGAAAGATGAAGCCAGCAAGGCCACCTCCCAACATACTAATGAGTTCCATGCTCATCGCATAATCCAATCTTTATTAAAAGGCTCAAACCACCAGTCCGTGGTATCTCTCATCTCCCAGCCATCGTTAGTCACGCCAATCCAACCATCAGTGCCGTAAGCTGCCTGAACCATGTTCAGCCACTGATTAAAGGCGTCACCATTGAAGCCAGCATGATCAAACACACGGACCAAGTGCTTCTGGAAATCAGACGTATCGCATCCAATCTCCACAGGAGCTTCCGAGTCCCACGTGCAATAAGCAGCGTGGAACCAGACAGCTCCGTTTTCGGCGATCAGTTTGTGGTCACCTGCCAGCCACATAATAGCAGCAGCGGACCACGCACCGAGATCTCCTCCCGCAATAGTCACCAACCGAGGATGCATCGTAAACTTCCAATACAACTGGAGACCTGCATATGCATCACCGCCGGGCGAGTCAATCGTGAGCAGGACGACTCTGTCTCCGGCCAGCGCAACAACGCTTTCCCAGAGATAGGGGTCATACCTTTCAACTCGACCGGTGTAGTGCACTGATACAGACGAAGCATCCTCGTCGGTGACTTCGAACAAACCTGCATGAGCGCTCGAGCAAACGAGCATCACCAGGCCACACATAAATTTCAACATCATATTGTCTCCAGTTAAGGGAAGTATTTAAACAACTTGTAAAAAAGGGACGGAGGCCACAGCTGACCTCCACCCCACTATGAGAAGTCCCGACGCTGCGTGTGCCCGTGCGTGGGCTGACAGCACTGCATGAAAAGCGTAACGTTTTGGCGTTCGCTCCACGACAGCTGCTACTGCAGCGGAC